GCCCAGCTGCCTGCCTCTAAATCCAGCATCGTTTGGTCCCGGCAACCTTGTTGGAGGCATAGGCTGAGGGAAACCTCCGTGTTCTATCATATAAGGCTGGGGTCGAGGCTGCGACATTCCGAACCCGCCTCGGGGAGTATAAGCCCCTTCGCCCAGCTGCCCGCCTCCTCTTCCTCTTAATTCATCTCGCCTATTCATTGCATTAAAGAAATCATCCGCACCAGGGGGGGGTTTGTTTGGATCATACCCCTCAGGATGCCAAGAAATTGGCCCTCTCGGTCGTCCATACTCGCTTCCCGGCCTACTCGGCATCGGAAGCGGCCTTCTGTCTCTCCGGTTGTAATCAGGCTGAGGTACAGGCTGAGGTAATCGGTTGTAATCAGGCTGAGGGAAACCTCCCATATAAGGCTGCGGTTGCGGCTGCGGCATTCCGAACCCGCTTCCAAATCCTCCTCCAAATCTCCCGCCAAACTGGAACGGGGAAGGACCACTAACTTGAAGGCCGGGGAATCGTTGTGAGGGAAACCCACCCATTCCCATACCAAAGCCAGGTTGTTGCATACCAAAGCCACCCCCGAACTGAGGGGGTTGCATGCCAAAACCTCCACCGAACCCAGGCTGCTGCATGCCAAAGCCGCCAAAGCCGCCAAAGCTGGGTTGCTGCATTCCGAATCCGCCGCCAAACCCGCCCCCGAAACCGCCACCAAACTGGGGTTGCTGCATGCCAAAGCGCGGCTGCTGCATCCCAAAACCTCCACCAAAGCTAGGCTGCTGCATCCCAAACTGGGGCTGCTGCATGCCTCGCCCCATTGCTTGCCCAAACGGGTTCTGCTGAGGGGTATACTGCTGTTGAGTTCTGGGGGGGAAGTTAGGGTTGTTCATTAGAAGATTCCGCTGAACTTCTTACCACGCAGGGCTGCGCCACCGCCACGCATCTCACCTGCGCCGAACGGCTTAGAGGATGTCGGCGTAGCAATGGTTTCGCCTTTTGCGTAATTAACCGTGCCTTGGTCCTTTACCGTTGTCTTACTGTCTAAGACCTTAGGATCTTTGAAGGATGTTTGACGTTTAATCGGATTCATCTACTTTTCCTCTGTATTACTGCCTAGGTCCAAAAAAGGTTTTTGCCATTTCTTCAGCAGTCTTAGCCATCTGTTGCTCGCGAGATAATTCAATTCGATCTTGTGCAGTATCGTTCCTCATCCCAGCAATCGCAACCTGTGCGCCTAATCTTTCGTTAGCAATGTCTTCCTGTTGGTCTAAACGCTGCTGTTCAAGATCAATTCTTTGCTGCGCTTCCTGCGCCTTACGATCGACATCTGCTGCCTTAATCTCCAGTTCTTCCTGCCTCAATCCGACTAGCGGGTCTTCTTGGTTAGGCATTTCAAACTGCGGAGCAAGTTCTTCAAGAATCTGAGTGGTCATCTGCGCCACCTTGTCTTCTACCACCAACTGCATCTGTTGCTGCATCTGTTGCATCTGTTGTTGCATTTGTTGTGCTTGCTGCTGCATCGCAGGGTCAGACATCGCTTGCTGCTGAATCATCTGAATCTGCTGCTGCATATTGGTGACTTCAGGTGATTGCATCGCCATCTCTCTCGCCTTGAAGTCTACGTGCTGGTAGATATGCGCTTGAATCAAAGAAGCTACCTGCTGTTGTCCCGGGGGTGCCCCTTGCACCACGGCGGTCTTATACAACTGCAGGTGAGCAGCGATATGAGCATCATGGTCTTGGTCTTGAAACGCTTGAGCCGGTTGCCCCTGCAGGAATCCTGCATTCTCCATCGATGGAGGTGTGGGCTGAGGCTGCGGTGGGGGCGGTAAAATCTGCTCAACCTGCTGTACACCCATGGCTTCGTACATTCGACGGTACGCATTGTACATACCCATCGGCCCGTGGATCTGCGGGTTCGCTTGCACCATCTTGAGCATTTCTTGGGCCATCATGACCCGTTGGCTCATTGAGAATATGTTGGGATCAGAGACGGGTAAGATATCAATACGATCATCAAAGTCAGTCGCCATTAACTGCTGTTGACCATTGGCAATCATGTAGGGGTACGCCTTGATGGGCGATTCCTTAATGACCCGCGCCAGCAGGTTAAATTCTACTTTTTGCGAATAGTGTAGACGCTTATGGATGGCGCTCATAACCCGACTGCCACGCTCTAATAACGCGATCGTCGTACCTACCGGAGCCTGCTGATTGCCATCGCCTACCTGCATATCGGCAATGCTCGCAAACCGTTTGCCTGAATCTACCAACATGCCGAGCAGCTGCAGCAGTGTTCCGCTGGGCTCCTTGAAGGGCAGTGGCATCAACGCATCCCGCAAAGACCCACCGGGGGCATCCATGTCGCGGAACTCACCTGGCTGCAGCGGGGTGTCATCATCCCTGATTCGGATGCCTCGAGCCTTAAATCCAGCAGGCAGATTCGCCAGCGTACCTGCGTCAATCAGCTGCCGCAAAATGGAAGTCGAGGCTTTCGACAACCCGCCAATCATATGCGTCAGTCCAAAGCCATAGAAGCCCACCCCAGGCAAGAACTTGTAATGCACAAAATAATCTATGCGCTTGCGCATAGGATCGTTCTGCAGGTAATTCCTGCGGATAGACAAGACTTGAGATTGTTTGGGCAGAATAGTGACGATGTACGGCAGCTTGATGCCTGTCTCCTCGCCCTCCATATCCATGTCTTCAAACCCAGGCAGATCAAGGTCTATGTGGATTTCATACAGTTCTGACTCGTAATCACCACCACCACCTGAGGGCTTTATGCCTTGGAGATCATCAATCTCTTCCTCGACTTCATCGTATCCTTCATCGTCAGAGCCACGGTTAGAAATCGGCCCTTTCTTGTAGAACCCTATCTGCTGGAGCTTCTTCACCTCATTTGTGGGCATATCCACTACATGCGTGATGCGTACAGCACTTTCCAAACTAGACGTACCGTAAGGCACAATCAGCTTTTCAGAGGGAATAAACCGCGAGACAGGTCGCCCCAGCGATTGGTCAAAATGGACTTTACGGAACGCGCTGCCTGACAGCGGTAAATAAAACAACATCTGGTCCGTTTCAGGATCGTACTCGCGCATCTCCTGCATCAGCAGATAGTTCATGTACTCCTGAACACGCGCAGCTTGCAGGTCTGTATTCGGTGAGCCCATACCGATCGTCTGTGTCTTGACCGGACCACCAGGCGGCAATAATTCTTTGTACGCAGATGCTTGAAACTGTGTGACTGATTCAGCCAATAACGGATGAATCACGCCAGACGCACCATCAAAGGGTTCCGTCCGGTCCTCAAACTTCATGCCTAAGAACTCAAGACCTTCCTTGTATTGGTCCATCCAGTCTTTGCGTGATGCTTTGTCATCATCGATATCTGCCATGCAGTCGCTGAACACACGGCCTAAATCGCCGTCTTCCATCATCTCTGCAAGGTTGTCGTTGAAGCCACCAGCAGGCATATCGCCCATCATGTCTTCAGGGCCAAAGACCATCGTGCCGTCTTCTAGCGTTTGAACATCTTCTTCGTCAATGAACTGATCGTCTTCGCCCTCGACTCCGACTACGAGTTCCTTTGATGAGTCCTCAATATTGAGCTCATCTATGTCAACGTCATCGACGCCTCGTTCAATCGCCATGGGCTACTCTTTGTCTGCGTACAGGTTGTCAAAGATTCTATTGACATCCAACGTATAATCCAAGTCAGATTTACTGTAGTGGATATGCTGCGACGGCTTAAAATCAGGGGCTCCCTCGCCTAACTCAAACCAAGCAGGGTGGGTAACCCTCACCCTGTTATTGGGCAACGCCACAATATTCCCCGTCCATGGGCCGGCGTCCAACAACTCCAGCACATGCGACTGCTTGTGTTGGGCAGGATCATCAGCGATTTCATTCTCTGCGTAATCCACCGTGAAATAATACTTGGCAGGGTAGAACTCGCCATCAATCTTGGCGATCCACGGACAGGGCGTGCAGCGATCTAGCACGTACACCGCATGAGTGTGTGATGAACAATCCCACGGTTGGGCATCATGCACTGCCATCGGTTCTGGCCATTCTTCGTAAGGTGTATCTGCGACTAGTGCAGTAATCGGCATGCGTGCCCACATCGCCCCGCCGTGTACATTCGGTTCATCTTCTTCATCTGACTCACAACCTGTGAAGATCACCTGAAAAGACAGACATCTTGTCGGCATCGTAGTGACAGCAATGACCATGGCGTGTAAGAACTCGCCTTGGTATCGCTCATGATTAACAGTGTATTCCCTTCTTACCCACGCCTTGAAGTGCGGTATGTTGCTTTGGAGGTATGGCATTGTTTTTTGTGTTGCTCCTTTTTAGTTTATCCCCATTTAGATTCCCACTTGGTGCCCAAGCCTTTCTTTTTAACGGAGCCCCCTTTCTTAAACCCAGGGACTCCGCGACCTCTCAGAACATCCTTCTTTGTGACCTTTCCGTCACCCGTTAAGTCGGGGAAGTTTCCGCGAGGCTTTGTCTTGGCGGCAGAGGCCAGACCGCCTTTGTTATGCCTGACTGGCTTCTTTTTGCTTAATGCTTGAGAAATCTCTTCTGTTGTAGGATTTAATCTTTCAAACAGCGCCCCTTTACCAGTTTTGTATTCCTGTAAGGCTTCTTTAGTAAATAGACCGCTTTTCCCTTTTTTAAATTCTGACTTAATTCTTTCTCTAAGCGCTGGATCGTTATCAATTCTTGATAAAAGCTTTGATAAAGTATCATTTGAACTAGAATCTTTGTCAGTCTTTTTAGATTTTGAACTTTTGTATTTAAAATCAGAAGCAGGCAAGTCTTTAACAGAATCTTTAAACTGTTGAAGACCTTTTAGAACCCCTTTTAGCTTCTTGCTCATTACCGCAACGCTTTGCCGTAACCACGGAGGGCAGCACCTACACCACGGGGCTTGCCCTTGCCTTTAACAAGTCCACCGGACTTATAGCCTTTTTTGGTCATGCCACCCTTGGCATAACCTTTCTTGGTCATACCACCCTTGGCATAACCTTTCATCGCCTCTGCACGCTTACGCATTACCTTTTTTTTGTCTTGCGCTAAGAGCCGCGTCTTTGTGACTTTGCCGCCTTTTGATGTGCCTGTTGCCTTTTTCTTTTTGACTTCGGGCTCTTTTTCGGAAAGAAATCCCCTTCTTTTTTTCTTCTTCTTATCGTCCGCTTTCCCAGTTCCGGTCGTCCCAGTTCCGGTCGTCCCAGCGCCTGTTTTGCCCCCACCTTTTACCTCGGTGGTGTACCTCTTACCATTCCAGGTAAAAGTTTTTTGCCCTTTATCCCTATGATATTTAAATGATTCGGCAAAAGGAACGCCGCCTTTACTAACACCTACATTGTAATTTGTAGTGGTAGTGGCGGGGGTGGTGGTGGAGCCGCCGGTAGTTGTGCCGTTAGCTCTATCTTGCATCCTTTTTCTTCCAGCAACTCGGCCTACCCCAAAGTCATCGGTCGTCTCAGTTTCAGCTTCTCGCCGCTCTGCGAGGATTCTTGCTGCTCGGTCCATTCTGCTCATTTGTCCGACTCCCTTGGTTGCTTCAATCTCTGCGTAATCTACTGCACAGTAGAGTGAAGCAATTAGTAATATGCACGCTTGGCACGATAAAAATCTTCCTCCACTTCATCAGAGTGGAGATTGATAAAGTTACCCTGCCTGAACCTTAATATAGCTTGCGTTGTTGTGTCCACATAATCATCGTTTGCCGCGAAGGGAAACGCCGCACACTCCTCAATCACCTCGTCTGCAAACATCCTATCGGGTGCCCAGACCATCCCCGCCTCAAAAACAGGGCTCACTGCATGTACACGGGTCATCTTGTCGTTGCCCCGACTCGGACGATAATTCACCACCGGGATCCCCATCGCCCTCAACTCATGCGTCAAGGGCGTTCCGCTCGCTTGTGCCTCAATCAGGACCATGTCGGGGCGGTATTCATTGTATTGCTCTTGGGCAATCACCTTCAGATCCGTGAAATCCCACCTACCACGCTGTGCATCCAGCAAAATAATCGCATCACTCTGGCCATCACCAGGGCTAAATATCCCCCATGTCGTAATCGCACTGTAATCCGCCGTCTCCTTCTTAGAAAACGCCGTATCGTAGCTCTGAATCACATAACTACAGCTGGGTGGCTCCTCTTGCTCCCACAATTGCCACCAATCTCGCTTAATAATCGCCCCTTCTTCCGATGTGGGGTCTTGCTGGTACTGTGCATTCCACTTAGAAACAGGAATAGACGCCTTAACACTGTCCAATTCCTCCTTCTTCCAGAACTCAGGCCACAATACCTCCTCGGTATCCTCAAAAATGGCCGGTAACTCAATAACCTCCCACTGATCTGAGTTCATTTCTGTCTGTCGGTCCAATAACCGGCCCGTTAAATCCATCGTGGACCAACGGGTCATGACAATAACGATCGAACCCCCTGGCTGTAACCGCTGTCTCGGACCCGATGTGTACCACTCATAACAGGAATCCAGCAGATTCATGCTCATCGCGTCCTGTTCAGAGTGCGGATCATCAATAATCAACAAATCCGCGCCACGCCCCGCTATCGCACCCCCCACACCTGCAGCAAAATACTCCCCACCCGTCGATGTCTGCCACTTTCCCGCACTCTTGGAGTCTGCCGCTAAGTTTACGTCTGGAAAAATTTTGGCATATTCCTCCGTGTCCATAAGGTTCCGAACCTTTCGGCCAAAATTTATGGATAAATCTGCAGTGTGGGTGGTCTGCATAATTTTGAGGTCGGGCTGGAGTCCCATCATCCAACTAGGAAAGTAGATCGAGGCAAACTCACTCTTCGTATGACGGGGCGGCATGTTGATAATTAACCGCTTCAACTCCCCCTTCGCTACCGCCGTCAACCTCTTCGAGATAACTCGGTGATGCTCACCCTCAATAAATCCGGGCCAGATATAGCGAATGTACTCCATGAAGGAGTCCCGGCAGGCATCCTGTTTGTTCAAAAAATCCAGCCTGTCCTGAAGCTGAAGGATCTCCTTCATTTCGCTTTCAGCTAAATGGCCTAAATTGATCAAATCTTTTTTTCACAGGATTGTGCGTGGTGAATGATATTTATATAGCGCACGCATGTCTACATTCGTTTTAGGGGGGGTGCCCCCTCCCCCACCCCCCTTATCAAATTTTTCGATCTTTTCGCAAGGGAACCTAATTTTCTCCCCTTAGCAAAATTGTTAGGGAGCGCCCCTTTGTTGAGATGTTGGGAGCGCGACTTTGTAATGTTGTTGGCGATCGCCCCCTTGTTGTGTTGTTGGCTGATATTCAGGATTGGGGTATTGCTATCTGTTTCTGTACAAAATTTGTACAGAAAATAATTTGTGTTTTTTTCTTTTTATTTGGTTTCAGTACTTGCAAAATGTATTCAGATCTGTATGATGGGATACATCCCATCAGGGACACATCAACAAAGCAATGGAGATAAATATGGAAGTAGAAATCTTAGAGCACAGCATCATCGGTTACCAAACCGAGGATGGCTACGAGTTTTATTTTAACCAATTTGGTGAGCTGACAGACGGTGATATCACCTATGAGTCATACCAAGAATTGCGCGAGACATGGATAGAACATAAACCAATTTTTGTCCCGAACTATGACAATTATGGCAACGAACAATTATGGCAACGACAACGTGATAAGGGGATAAACAATGACAAGCGAACTATTTGAGATGAAATCCAGAAAGGTACAAGTACCCGTGCTTCGTGACGGCGTTGACTTGGCCAATCTCAATCTTAGGCAATTGGATGAGCTTCGGCGTGCGCTCTCAAGCGCGGCGCGTCAAACAGACGCGGCCAAACTAAGCGCGGCGACAGATGCAGCATTCGAGAAAAGAGTGAAAGGGTTCAAAGCCGAGATCAAGCGCGGCATTCTGGAGGCCATTGAGCGGGGGGAAGCTCCCAATATGTCAGGCAAGAAACGACTGGAAAGGTATCTTGTCGAATTTAACCTGACGCACAAGAAAGCGACCGTAGCGGCCACTCTTAAAATCTAATCACACGGGGCCTTCGGGCCCCATCAACCAAAGCAAAAGATGTAACGAAATGAAATACAAATACCGAAAAATCAGGAAAGCACTATTTCTTATAGCTGCCCTAGTCGGAAAAATTTTAACTGCTGCCTGCCTGATGACAGCTGGCGTATTTTTCGCGGTGCATGCCTTTAGTCCAGAATCATATGATGATCTGCGGATGGGAGCACTACTGATAAAATACATGGCAGTGAGCTTTATCGTAATGTCTCTCGGCATGACGCTGTTGGCAGTTCGCGAAGCGATCGAAGACTCACAATACATTTAGGGGAATGATGATGACAACAAGCGTAACCATTGAGCTAGACTTTGATTCCGACACAGTTACATCTGTCGATGTTGTTAACCGCATCAAGGAACTGATCGAG